GGGGTATTATATTTAAAGGAGGAACACATGTCTGATGAGGTAATACTTGTTATAATATTCTTATCGCTAGCATTTTTAGTACTTAAATTAGCAGCCACAAACAGACGTATAGATCACTTATTTAAATCATTAATATCGCATGAGGAAGCACTGGTTAGGTTGATGAATTTGTATGTATGTGATCCTGACAAGAACACGAAATGCAATAAGACAGAGTGCTATTTGCATGGTGGTCAATGTCAGATGACATCAAACAAAGATTTTGAACGTACCGGTGAATGTAAAGACACAGATGACGGTAAGTAAAAGTTATATTTTAACCCATAATCAATGAATTAGGAGGATATTTAATATGAGTAAGAAGACAAGAAACTTAACAAACAAGGTTGGCAAACTTATGAAGTGCGACGGGCAGATGCTTAAGAAGGTTATTGAGGCAAAAGGCTATAAGTGTCATGAACTGTCCAAGATGCTCAGATATTGCAGTGACTATCTCACAACCTGCTGCAGGACAAACAAGATAAGCGATGTTGCGGCTAAGTATCTTATGGACTACAAGATATTTCCTCAGATGTATGATCTGGAGGGTGAGATTAAGGTAGACGAGCCAAAAGAAGTTAAGATCGATAAGGATGATAACATTAATGCTCCTAACGATGCTCTGAGTCATTGTCTTAAGAAAAGAATGGACATGATCAACCGTAATTCTACTTATGGGATTCCTAAGCCTGATAAAGAGATTGAGTTTGGCACACCATATGGGGTTGTACGTTCAGAGAAAGATCTTAGGGATTGCATTAAACGAGCTACAGATCCTAAGATTCCATTGTGGGGTTCTAATCTAGTAGTGGTGCGTGATATCTTAGAAAAAGCATGCGACAATGGGCTTAAATATAACGTTGAAGATATGCGCAATGATTTGCTCGTCTACGCTACTAAAGTTAATCACCCGGAGAATTGGGTATTTTTTGTAGAACGCTTAAATCTTGTTAATGATAATAATTCGGCTAAAACTGCTCAGGAGATTAAGAAAGCTCTGAACGAGAAGTATGGCATATTAGAGAAAGGTGTTAAAGGCATCGATTACGGATATGGGCCTGCACCTAAAAATCCGAGTTATTACGCTGCTGGTCATGATATTGCTAAAGGTGTCTTTAAGTTGATGCAGGCAGCTATGAACGATCTTAAGCACGATCCTGAATTCAAAAAACTGATCAAGCAGGCTGTTAAGGAAGCATATGAGGAGTTGTGATATGGATAAAGAGCTTAAATTGCTACAGGAAACATCGATCTCGGAACATTTGATGTAGACGTTCAGCTCCAGCCAAATGGCAAATTTGATGTTTACATTTCCCACGCCGGCGATTCCGGTGAACACTATTCAGACATTGACGCAGACAAGATTGGCGAATATGTCGCCGGGTTCATGTTGGGAAGGACAAGTTGATTAAGGAGGATAAACATGAAGATTAAAGAAGTAACCAGTGAACATATATTGTTCGATAATGGCAACGCCATAACTTTTGAGCACGACAGAGATTGTTGTGAGGAGAACTTTGCCGACTTCATGACATTGACAGAAAACAACGTTAACTATGGTTTTGATTTCAATGAAAAGCTTACATTTGAATTCGTTGATGAAATGGGTTTTAGGTTTGGCTCCGAAGACAGTTACGGTGTTACGCATTGGATATTTATACCGTGTTACTCGTTCCAGAATGGTTACTATTCTAATGACATAAATATTTTATACAATGGTAAACAGGTTTTGCATGGAATCTGTGAAGAACATCTTGATTAAGGAGGTATAAATGTCAGCAATAGACCTGATTAAAAAAATAGAAGATGTGATATGTTCGTTAGAAGATGAAGTAAAGCACCAGGACAGTATAATCTTAAAACAGCGTAAGATCATACAGATTCAGGACGAGTTATTGACGGAGGCCGCCGATAGGTACGAAGATGATGCTTTTTATGAAGCTATAAAAGAACTCCAAGATGAGAAAGAAAAGATAATAAAGGAGGCATAATGGAAAAGCAGGATAAAATCGAGCTAATAATCTCAATAATAACGCTAATAATCGGAATAGTGCTGCTAGCGATTGTTATATTTGACGTTAGGCCACACCCGGATCCTATCCCACAACCCATAACTATCTCTGTAAATGTGATGCTGCCGGATTGTTACGATCACGCTGATATTCTAGAAATCGAGGAAGCAGAGGCCACGGTTTCTGAGAATATTTCAGTGTTTACACCAGATGTGATCGCGATTACGGAAGCGGAAGCGATCGAGCTAACACGTATAGCAACCGCAGAAGCAGGAAACCAATCCGATTATGGCATAAGGCTTGTGATAGACACTGTGTTAAATAGAGTAGAGGATCCGAGATTCCCTAACGACATTCACAGTGTTATATTTCAGCCGAATCAGTATTACACAGCAGGCATGAATGCAGTAGCGTTTAGACATGACATTTTGTCTATGGTTTACCAGGAAGCGGAAGCCAGGACAGATACAAACGTAAAATTCTTTGCTAGATCGTGGCCTAGATCAGGAACCAGATATATACAAGAGGGAGATCATTACTTCAACTATTAACTATTAACAATTAACTAAGGAGGACGTAAGATGACCAACACCGAAAAATTAACAGAAGTATTTGGAAACTTTTTACAGGATTTGAACAACTTAGATGACTTTAGAAAGTGGCTTGCTTCTGAATATGTGAGACCGGTTGATATTCAGAAAGAGGAAGAGCCAGTTCAATTCATTGAGCAGAAAGATGGGCAGATAACTTTCCTTAAAGACAAAGAGCTGTACCATTTCGATGGGTGGGCATCCTGGAATGATGAGAACGGATATCCGCATGCTGGAGCATTCGACATGCATACACATGCTAAATCCGAAGCACAGGCACTTAACAATATCAAAGCTAGGATCAAGAGGCAGAACGGCTGGCCTATGAACAAAAGGATTGATATTTATCTGAATGATGGGGTATCCAGTCTCACAAAGGTTATGCCACCAATCTCTGAATACCGGCTTGTGTATCCGAACGGATCCGGTGTGGAGATATTAGTAAAAGCCAGAAACATTCAGGACGTTTGCAAGAAGTTGGACGAATGTGGTATACCCACAGCAGTATTTGACACGGATATACAGTTAGGAGGTATTGCCAATGAGAAAAAAGATTAGAGCTATATGGAACGGTATATTAACTATAAGTTTTATTGAGGCGTTATGTGAATTTTTCAAAAACTCATAAACGATGAATAGGAGGAATTATATTTATGGGAAGAAGAGGAATACAAACAGCAAAGTCTAAGTACGATTTTGACAACTTAAGTATGTCTGATATGGTAGGTGATCCGAGGACACTGAGCAGGGCAGAACTTAAGAGACGACTCAACACCCTGTTAGGTTATGAGAAACTTTCGATAAACGAAGAAGATGAGAATGACATTATTACGTTCTACACCATAGAGAGACAATCACATACAGTACGGTTCGGTGAGCATAAGGGCGAAAGACGATACACGCAAATACGACACTATGATGATACAGTATTTGACCCATATGAGGACGTGTACCTTGAGCTTAAGAAGACTCTTGGTAAGCTTGATATTAACGAGATGGACGACTCTGGGTGTGAGTGTTTGGCAGCAGCTGTGCTTGAGAAGGTGTTTAAGGACTACGAATACGCATATTTGAAGTCGAAGTCAAATTGCAAGCAGACCAGAGAAGCAGGAGAGGCTGAGATGGATTTGGCTGTATACAATATGACTGAAGGCATTGGATCAACTCTTGCATATCTTCCCCCGATTGATGATGTTTGTAAGGGTTTGCAGGCACAGGTAGATAAGCATCCGAATAGATTCGAGATTTGAGGTGACGTATGAGAACATTAGCAATAATTATATCTGTATTGATGCTTCTTGGCTGTACTGCAGTATCGTGCTTTATAGCTGGCGGAATATATAACCAGCGCAGACACGAACAGAAGCAGCTTGACAAGATCATTAATTGTCTTAAGGAGGACAGATCAAATGGCGATTAACGGGTAACTTGGAGGCAGATGATGAGATACTTTCGTGGTCTGACGAAAGCTACAGATCATACCAGGCTAGCTGTCCGTGTTGTGGCTTCTCTATGAGACGTAGGACTGTACAAGAACTGGCAACGGCTTGGAACATTAGCAAGGAGAAAAGAGTCCATCACGTTAAGAATTGTATAAATGGATTAAACTCAGTGTTATATCCTGGCGGATGCTCATACATCAGTCGTGATGCTGTAGAGATGTGGAGAGATGAGGATGGTAGTCTTGAGAAGCTCAGAAAGCATTTGCAGCGATCTGTGGGGAAGAAAATCGAATTCAAAGAGCTTTCTGATGGAGAGGGGATGATTGTATATTCTCCGGAATTCAAGGTACCAGAGAACTTTAACAGTTTTGAAGACTATATAAGTACATTACAGTGATATTTATGCGGTGGCGGAATAGGTAGACGCTAAATGGTCTGGGATACGGTCATGCGAAGGGTAGTAGTGTGATAGGTCGGTTCGATTCCGGCAGTTGAGATAACTTCGAAGGTCATGTAAGGTGCAAATCCTTACCCGCATAACATTATATTTGGAGGAATAGAAAATGAACGAATCTTTTAAAAACAGTGAATTCATATTAGACGCGACACACTCCGTAGGGGATATAATCTATAATGTCTACAACCAAGGATATGAAGATGGTCTAAAAGATGGTAAGGAATCCGTGCAAATCAACGAATCAACACCCGCTGCATATGAAGCAGGCTTAGAAGCTGCTTGGGAACTTGCTAGAAAACTTTATAACCTTGGATTCAACGACACGAGAAAAGAGATATTTGGTGAGAAGTATGGTCTGTCAATAGACATATATACCTATAAGATGCGAAAACTGCGTGAAAGATTTGAAGATTTTTGTGCTGAAGAATGTGCTATCTGTGCAATGCACACAAAAGATGGCTGCGGGCTTATTAATGATTATATAAAGAAGGAGGGAACATATGAACGCAAGACAGAAAGCTAAGTATTGGAAAAAGAGATATAAAGAGTTGATTGGTAGTCCAATTAAGACTAATGTACTTTATGCAGTACCCGGAACAGAGACACTCAGGTGCGACAAAATAATAAGCGATGAAATCTACAATATGGCTTACGATAACCCTGAACTGCAGAGAAAGATATTTGGCGATGTTATGAATGAACTAGCTGAACAAGCCAAGTCCTTTGTAGATCTTTCTGTTGAAAAAGATATTTTTAACTGTGGCGTAAAGATTAGCGGACGACTTGCTATCGTTGGACCGGTTTATGGCTATAATGATCAAAGTATTAACGAGTATATGGAGAATCAAATATGGCTAAACAAGTTAAATTCGTAGATGGTGGTATAGGACCAGGTGACGAGGTGATTGCAGGAGGTTCATACGGGGTAATCGTATGCAGAAAGTTGCTAAAAAGCGGCAGGCGAAGTAAGGTCGCAAGAGTATTATATTATGATGGATCTTCTAAAGAAGTTCCTGTTAAATTCTGTAAACCTACTGGAAAGTATTATTCTGAGGTGATGAATTTGTTTATTGGAATGTGGAATTCAATGAAAGGCAAAAACAGAGAGGAGTGAGGAATGACAAATAAAGAAGCAGCAAAAATCCTTAAATTAGAACGAACCAGTTGGAGTATGAATCCGAATCTAAAAGTTGCCCAATGTCTATGTGATGCATATGATATGGCAATCAAAGCATTAGAGCAGACAAGATGGATTCCCGTATCAGAGAGGCTGCCTGAAAAGAATGGCGAATACCTGGTAACGGTTTCGTTTCATTTTTGTGGAGAAATAGTTTTTAAATGCTCTTTCGCCACGGATCTGCATAAGATCGATGAATATGCGTTTCCAGAACATAAATGCGGATTTTACGGAATTGATTCTGAATGGGGATCTTATGAGATTAATGACGTAATAGCCTGGATGCCTTCGCCTGATCCGTATAGGAAAGAAAGTGAGGAATGAACATGGCAATATTGTTATTTGTTATAGGCGTTGGTTTACTTATATTTTTTGCGATTATAGATTGCTTAGATGATGCAGGATGGCTTGCGATTTTGACAATAATAAGTTCAGTCATTATATTTGGATATAACGCTTATATGATCCACCAATGCAACTATGTTATTCCTGCAAAGATCGCTATGTATGAAGAAGAGAATGCTTTAATCGAAGAAAAAGTATCAAACACAGTGACAAAGTATATGGAATATGAAAAGTCCATAGTCATTGAAGTAAGCCCGGACGATGATGCATTTAGTTTGGTATCTTTATATCCCGAGCTTAGCTCTGATGCCCTTGTATCAAATGAAATCGAGCTATATGTCAAAAATAATGAAAAAATAAAAGAACTTAAATCCGAGGCTCTTAATATTCCAAAGTATAAATTTTGGATATATTTCGGAAAGTGAGGAGAATTAAGATGAGAGTAAAAGACCTTATATCAAAACTTCTTGAAATGCCAATGGACGCGGAAGTGTTTATATCTGATCCTACGCCACATGAAGATGCACACGGCATTTGTAACGGCTATTACTTTGGCATCGACGATGTTAAACAAAATTCAGATGTTGTGGAGCTCAGATTCACTGATTGGAGGAATGAAAAATGACAAGAGAAGAAGCTAGAGAGTGGTTAAGAAGTATAAACGACAATTATATTCATGGAGGTGATGAAGCCTTTGACAATGCGAGGAGAGAAGCGCTTGATATGGCTATCAAATTACTTAAACAACAGCCGAAGTGGATTCCTGTTAGCGAAAGGCTGCCTGAAAAGAATGGCAGATATTTAGCGTATATTATTAGCCCAGTCGATGACAAATTGCGTTATATTATGACTTGTTATTTTGCAGGAGGTTGCTATGGTTGGTGTCCAGATGATGAATGTTCAAGTGAAAATGTTGTAGCATGGATGCCTTTACCCGAACCATACAAGGCAAGTCCGACAGGGGCAGAAAGGAGTAAATGAATGATATGATCCACGACCTTGCAGATGTCCTACACGACTTGGAGTGGTGGCAGAGCGGCGATTATAGCGAATATCAATATCGACAGTCACTTGCAGAATTCAAGAAGAAGTGGTTTAAGGGGTCCCGGCGTAATCGGCTAAAAGGATATATAGACGAGCAGTTAGGTGTTGTGAGACGGCAATTATATGAGTTAATCGGAGAGCCAACAGGAGAACGTGAGGAGGATAAGAAATAGTGGTTGGAATAGTGATATTAGCATTTGTAGTGGCCGTAATGGTGCTCAGTCTTGTTTGGTATTGGGGATACTCCATCGGACAAAGAGACGCGTATATGGACTACTTCGAGAAGAAGGAATACTACGACTGGATCATGGAGGTTCAGCGTAAACGGAACTGGGAGTGATTTCTATATGTACACTATAAGAGAAATCGAAGACGAGAACAACGCAGTAACCCACGTCTGGTTTCAGATAAAGACACTTGAAGAAGCGAAAGAGATTATCTTAAAAAGATGTTTCAAACGTTATCGTAGATATCATGAAGTTCGTGGTATTTATGATCGCTGGGTAGACGGATATCATAGTCTCTGGCACGACAAAAGAAATGAAATGTCTGACTGGGAGTGGTATGCGGATATGGGCCCGTCACTAATTAAAAGATATGTTGTAACAATAGAATAAGTAAAATCCAAAAAGAGGGCTTGAACAATTCAGGTCCTCTTATATTTTTTAAAGGAGGAACGATTAATGGGTGAATATATTGAAGCGCATAAAGATATGGTAAAGCAAATGAAACGGTATAAACCGTCCAGAGACGAATTAAATTCTGTATATTTTGGAGCTATATCGCTCTATTTGGCTAGCATAGCTGATTCGTTGGATAAGATTGCTGGAAAGGAGAAGACATGCGAAGAGGGCAGACAAAGACCAGAGACAGATATTTCGAATTCCTGTACGAGTTAGGATTCGGAGATGATCGCCATTACGGACTAGCCGGATATTTGCACAGTCTTCCGTTTAGATGGTCGTTTAGGAGAGATGAGAACCGTGTATACGATGGGTCACATATGCGACGCGAATTCGAGGGGGAAGAGGGCGAGGACGCTACGAGATATTTTGACATGGGCGATGACGAGTGTACAATGTTAGAATTCTTTGTAGGATTTGCGTATAGGTTGTGCAGGGATATGTTCGAAAACATTAGCTGTCAAGAGTTTGTAGAGGCCATGCTAAGCAATCTCGGATTATTGGATTACGACGATGACAACGACTTTAGTGACGGCGACGTGCTTGAGGATATTTCAGATGCTCTGAACGACTGGGTGGATCGTAAGTACTCGTATAACGGCGAAGGAGGATTATTCCCGCTGGTGGACGCACCTGAGAATTTGAGAGGGGTTGAGATGTGGACACAAGCGTCATGGTGGTACAACGAGAACTACACGTAAACTTTTCACGTCTTATAATGAGAGGAAGATAGGGTCCGAGTCCCTACTAGAGATACAAATCTAGACGTACAAAGGTTGGTACACCTTTCATATTTAAGGCGATTAAATACTTGAGGTATTGACTAATGTTGATATTTGAAGTGTTTAATCGCCTTATTTCTTTTAATTTTTTTTTAACGATAAGGAGGACAGTATATGAATTTGAATGAGATTAGAGATGCAGAAGTAAAAGAAGACGTAGTAAACCATCCTAAACACTATCAGATGGCTAATGGGCAGCAGGTTATTGATTTTATTATAGCGGCTACGGATGGTCTGGATGGTAAAGAAGGATATTTTGTAGGTAACATACTTAAATACGTATGTAGATTTACTATAAAGAATGGAACGGAGGATCTTAAAAAGGCTCAGTGGTACTTAAATGAGCTCATTAACATTAGAGAACAGGAGGATAAAAGAAGATGACCGCTGCAGAAAAGGCTAAAAAGGCTAAGAAGAATGATATTAAGGTAAAGAGTGGTCAGACTTTTGTGCCTGCGGAAGCGCTCACACAGCTGATTGCGGTCGTAAACACTTATGGGAACAAAAAGACTAAGGCTGCCACGGCTAGAATTGTGGATCGTGTTAACCACAACGAGTATGGTCCGATCATCGTAAGCACTGAGATAATCGTGGAGGACGATAAAGAATCTGAAAAATAATTTTGAAAAGTTCGTGAAAACCGTGATTTGGTAAAATGGGTTAAATTTTAGCTCGTTGAGGCTTATCACGGTAATCACGGTGTTGTTACATATGGTTAAATAGTTTTTTATTTATTTGAATGGGAGTTTGTCGGTCACGATACGTGTTTTGTGTGATTTTTTGTGGACGTTTTTGTTTTGGGATTAAAAATCACGTTCTTCCCTGGTATTTTTTTTTCTATTTAATTTATAAAAAAAAAATTACTTATATAAATAGAAAATTTAAACACCGTGATTACAGGCAAAACCCTTACAAATTAAATGATTAACACTTGATATTAGAAATAACTAGAAAGGAGGGCATATATGTGGATTTCTTCAAACCAATAATGAAAAGTATGTCCGGAAAAAAGGTCTTGGTCTGCGCAGACTATTTAAATAGGCCTTCAAAAGACATAATGATAAAAGGACAGGAGTTCTACGCTGTTTGGGACGAAGAAAGAAAGATTTGGTCCACGGATATTTATGACGCGGCTAAATACATAGACAAAGAGCTGATTGAGTTTTCTAAAGATATTCAGGAAAAGTCTATAGGAGTAGAGATCTCTATCAAAACTCTTATGAATTCGACCACCAAAGGAATGGACGAATTTAAACACTGGTATCAAAAGCAGGCTGTAGACAGCTTTACGTGGCTAAACTCAAAAGTGATATTTAAGGACGACGAAGTTAAGAGAGAGGATTATGCATCTTTCAAACTTCCGTATTCTCTCAAAGAAGGAGATACATCGGCGTGGGACGAACTCGTTGGAACATTATATTCTCCAGAAGAGAAACGTAAGATCGAGTATGCAATAGGTTCGGTAATTAACGGAGAGTCAAAAAGGTTACAGAAGTTCTTTATATTTGTCGGTGATGCAGGAACTGGTAAGTCTACAGTTTTGAGCATTATTAACAAAATGTTTGAAGGCTACACCTCTACGATTGATATTAAGTCAATAGGTATGGGCCAGACATTTGCTTTGGAGTCCCTCAGAGAGAATCCGTTAATAGCGATACAGGACGATGTGGATCTTAGCAAGATCGAAGATAATGCAAGACTGAACAGTATCGTGTCTCATGAGAACATTATGGTCAACGAAAAGCACAAGTCTCAATACAACGCTAAGTTCCATACGATGATATTTGCTGGTACGAACAGAGAGGTTTGTATCACAGATGCCAGATCGGGTTTACTCAGGCGTATCATAGATATTGAACCTACAGGACAAGTGTTCTCGAGAAGAGAGTATGACGATCTGATGGGTCGTATAGAGTTTGAGTACGGGGCTATAGCTTATAAATGTTTGCAGGTATTCGAGTCTGATCCTGGATATTACAATCGTTACTATCCGGTTAAGATGATCAGAGCTACGAATAGATTGTATAACTTTGTTGAAGAGTGTCATGAAGATTTTCTTGATGAGTACCTTGGTACAACTTTGGCTGTGGCTTGGGAGCAGTACAATAGATATTGTGAATTGTCAGAGTTAAAGTACAAGTTGGACAGATTGAAGTTTAAGTCGGAACTTAAGGACTACTTCAAGAAGTTCTCACCGGACACAGTAAGAGGAGACAAACGATATTTTAACTACTTCTCAGATTTTAAGTTCAACAAAATAGGAATCCTCGATGACAATGACGGACAAAAAGTAGACACGTGGTTGAAGTTCAGCGTTGACGAACCTGGGATATTTGATTACGAATGTCAGAACTGCTTGGCGCAGCAAGCCACTCCGGATGGAGTTCCAGCATACAAGTGGGACAATTGCAAAACTGTGCTCGGAAAGATTAATCCAAAGAAGTTACATTATGTCAAGGTTCCTGAGAACCACATAGTAATCGACTTTGATATTAAGGATCCGTCTACAGGAGAGAAGTCGTTTGAGTTGAATATGATCGCTGCTTCTAAGTGGCCTAAGACTTATGCCGAGCTTAGCAAGTCTGGTGCTGGTATTCATCTTCATTATATTTATGAAGGCGACGTTAGTCAGCTATCCAACGTGTATGACAAAGATATCGAAGTCAAAGTGTTCACTGGAGGAGCAAGCCTTAGAAGAAAGTTTACGTCATGCGTAAATCTCCCGATCGCCACCATCAATTCGGGCTTACCATTTAAAGAGAAAGGAGAGGACAAAATGGTAGATGATTTCGTAGTGAAGAACGAAAAGGCCTTGCGCACGATGATATTTAAGAATCTTAATAAAGAGTATCACCCGGGCACGAAGCCGTCCATAGACCACATTTACAAGATATTGGAGGACGCATACAAAGCTGGCATCATGTACGATGTTACAGATCTTCGTCCAAAGATATTAGACTTTGCAGTAGGTTCAACAAACCATTCCGAGTATTGTACAGAGTTGGTTGCCAAGATGCACTTTTGTCAGGATAGAGAGGACGTGGATCAGAGAGATCCGGTTGGATATTCTGACGACGCTCCCATAGCTTTCTTTGACGTGGAAGTGTTTAAGAACTTGTTTATTGTGTGTTACAAGTTCCAGGGTGACAACCAGTGCATAAAGATGATCAATCCGTCGCCGGAAGATATTCGTACAATCTGTAAGTTTAGACTAATAGGTTTTAATAACCGTAGATACGATAACCACATTCTGTACGCTAGAATGCTTGGATATTCCGAGCTTCAGTTGTATAAGCTGTCACAAAGGTTGATAGACGGATCACCTAATTCTACGTTCTTAAACGCTTATGAGCTTAGCTACACAGATGTTCTTGACTTCGCATCTGCCGGCAACAAGATGGGCCTTAAGAAGTGGGAGATCAAGCTGGATATTCCTCATCTGGAATGTGGTATAGAGTGGGATCAGGAGGTTCCGGAAGGAAGATGGGCCGAAGTTGCAGATTATTGTTGCAACGATGTAATCAGTACCGAGAAAGTATTTGACGAGCTTAAGAGTGACTGGATCGCCAGAGTGATATTGGCAGATGTCGACGGTCTCACAGTTAACAGAACTACAAACCAGCATTCTACCAAGATTATATTTGGCGACAATAAGCATCCTCAGTCAGAGTTCCTGTACAGAGATTTGAGCAAACCTGTAACATATTTGGATCCTGCTGTTAGCGAGTTCTTGTGGGGAAGATTTCCTGAGATGATGAAGTGGTGGAGCGAGAACACAGATTCACTTCTTCCGTACTTCCCTGGATATACTTTCGAGAGAGGAAAGAGCATCTACAAGGGCATAGAGGTTGGAGAAGGCGGATATGTCGAAGCATTGCCTGGAATGTTTGGTAATGTCGGTTTGTTCGATATAGCTTCCATGCATCCTCACTCGGCTATGGCGGAATGTATATTTGGCGTAAGGTTTACAAAGAGATTCGCAGAGCTTGTTGATGGACGTCTCACGATCAAACACAAAGATTGGGAAGAACTCAATAACATTCTGGATGGAAAACTCACCAAGTACATAGCGATGATAGACAGTGGAGAGATAACATCAAAGCAGCTGTCGGGTGCACTTAAGACCGTTATTAATGCCGTATATGGTCAGACGTCAGCTAAGTATGACAATCCGTTCAGGGATATTCGAAACAAGGATAACATAGTCGCTAAACGTGGAGCTTTGTTTATGGTAGATCTTGCTGAAGCCGTCAGAAAGAAGGGCTACACCGTTGCCCACATCAAGACAGACTCGATCAAGATTCCGGATGTCACAGAAGATATTTGGCAGTTTGTCAAAGAGTTTGGTCTTCGCTATGGATATTCGTTCGAGTGGGAAGCAACCTACGACAAGATCTGTCTGATCAACGACGCCGTTTACATTGCCAAGTATGAAGATGGCGAACACGAATTTGAGTTACCTACTGGCGAGAAGATAATGACTGCTTGGACAGCAACAGGAGCTAGATTCCAGGAGCCTTATGTGTTCAAGACTTTATTTTCTAATACTCCGTTGGTGTTCAAGGACTATAGTCAGACTCGCAATGTACTTAAGGGTAAGATGTATCTTGATATGAACGAAGATCTGCCAGAAGACGAGCACAACTATGTGTTCATTGGTAAGACAGGAGCATTTGTTCCGATAAAGAGCGGATGCGGTGGAGGAGAATTGATAAGTACTCAGGATAATGAGAAGTACGACGCAGTCTCCGATACAAAGGGTTATCGATGGCTTGAGACAGAGATGGTTAAGAATCTGGACAAGGCTGACGACATAGATATTTCGTTCTTCGAAAAGAAGGCGGACAAGGCCAGAGCTAAGATAGAGGCTCTCGGAGATTTTGATTGGTTTGTGTCAGATAAGCCGTACGATAGTTCCGTGCCGTTCAACACCAAGCCCGATGATATTTTTATGAATCTTCCTGAAGAGGAGATCGACGACAAACCACCATGGGATGAACCCGAAAGACGAAAGGAGAACAAGAAATGACAGTAATGAGAAACTTAAGAAGATCCGTGGCACACCACCGTATGGCTCTGGCTGGATATTCCAGAGTCAACAAACACGGAAAGAAGAGGGGTAACAGCTTCTTCGCTAACAACTGGTACGATTATTTAGTAAAAACAAGACAGTAAAAAGGAGGACAAAGAAATGGAAGCAACAGTAAAGAAGTTTTATGATGTTAGAAGTGGAGTAATCAGATTTAGAAACTTTTCTGGTAAGGAAGGAACATACAACACCGCTGGAGATAGAAACTTCTGTCTCCTCCTCACACCGGAAGACGCCGATGAGATGATTCAGGAAGGTTATAACGTTCGCTGGCTTCGTCCTAGAGAAGAAGGAGATGAGCCCCAGCCTTATATTCAGATCAAGGTTGGTTTTGGTGGAAAGGGTAGACCTCCTAAGATCGTTATGATCAGAAGAGGAAAGCAGACTGTAGTAACTGAGGATTCTGTTAACAACCTCGACTGGGCAGAGATCGAGAAGGCAGATATTTCGATCAATCCTTACCACTACAATAACGTTGGCGGTCGTTCAGGCGTAAAAGCTTATCTGAAGACCATGTATGTCACAATAGCTGCTGACGATTTCGAGGATAGATATTTAGATGTTCCCGATTCGGCGCAGACAATTGATGAAGAGTTATGATCGAACTTTATGAGCATCAAAAGCTTGCCGTAAGCAAATTAAAGAACGGCTCCGTCTTAGTCGGCGGAGTCGGTTCCGGCAAGTCACTCACAGCAATAGCATACTTCTTTTCGAGAGTATGTGGAGGAGAGTACGAGGATATTTACAAAAAACCGACGCGACCCAGAGACCTGTACATAATAACAACAGCCAAGAAGAGAGATTCTCTTGATTGGGAAAAAGAGTGTTCACACTTTATATTATCGACGGACGAGAAAGTAAGTGTCTGTGGAATAAAAGTAACGGTCGACAGTTGGAACAACGTTGGCAAGTATGTCGGTGTTAAGAATGCGTTCTTTATATTTGACGAGCAGAGAGTTGTAGGCTACGGAAAGTGGGCTAAGAGCTTCATAAAGATCGCAAGAGAGAACAAGTGGATATTACTCAGTGCTACTCCTGGAGACTGCTGGTTTGACTACATGTCGGTCTTTATTGCTAACGGATATTTTAAAAACAAGAAAGACTTTACGAGAAGACACGTAGTATACAAGCCATTCACGAACTACCCGATCATAGACCACTATGTAAACGAAGAATGGTTAGAGATGATACGAGATGATGTTCTTGTAGAGATGCCATTAATAAGAAAGACGGTTAGGCATGATGTTTTAGTGACTCCGGAGTATGACAAAGAGTTACTAAAGCAAGTAACAAAAGACTGTTGGAACATTTACAAAGATGAACCAGTGGTTAATGCAGCAGAGCACAGCATGGTTCTTAGACGAATTGTCAACAGTTCGCCAGATCGAGTAGCCAAGGTTCTTGATATTCTAAAAGATCACAACGCAATAATCTTTTACAACTTCGATTATGAGCTTGAACTATTGAGAGAGATGTGCACTAACAATGATATTGTGTTTACAGAGTGGAACGGACACAAGCATCAAGATCTTCCAAAAGACAGAACTAAACGTTGGTGCTACCTCGTTCAATACAATGCTGGGTCTGAAGGATGGAATTGCATAGAGACTGACACATTGATATTCTTCAGTCTCAATCATTCTTACAAGATGACAGAACAAGCGTCTGGTAGAATAGACAGACTCAACACGCCGTTTGTAGATTTATATTATTACAAGCTAGTTTCGAGGTCTTGGATTGATCGTGCAATACTGAATTGCCTAAGAGCAAAGAAGGATTTTAATGATAGACAATTTGTCGACGCTTGCGGCGATAGAGACTATGCTGCGGTAAAAGCTGCTTAATTGAGACCCACACTTTTTTCACGCCTTATAGTGAGAGGGATGAGAATGTCATCCCTTTCTTATATTTTTAAGGAGGTCTCGACATGAGAAACGAAAACAAATACCAAGCGGGACTGATAGACAGAATTAAAGATAGGTTTGGCGGTTGTATCGTTCTTAAGAACGATCCTCGTTATATTCGAGGAATACCAGATCTATTAGTATTGCATAATGACAAATGGGCAGCTCTCGAAACGAAGAGAGAAAAGAACGCTTCAAGAAGACCATTACAGGGATATTACGTGAAGCGAATGAACCAGATGTCTTATGCTAGCTTTATTAGTCCAGAAAACGAGGAGGACGTTCTGGATGAGATGGATAAGGCATTCGCGACTAGAAGGACAACACACGTTTCTAGGCGCAAGCAAGCATAGTTGGATAAACTACGATGAAGACAAATTGACGGAATCATATTTTAGTTACCTTGCTTCAAAGAGAGGCACAGAGCTTCATGAGCTGGCTGCCAAATTGATATCCAACAAAGTGCGTGTAGAGGACAATCGTGAAACGTTTAACATGTATGTTAACGACGCGATTGATTTTGGCATGACGCCAGAGCAGGTTTTATATTTTTCAGAGAATTGTTTCGGAACGGCGGATGCAATTCTTTATGAAGATAATTTTCTAAGAATACATGATTTAAAAACTGGCACGACTCCAGTAACAGACAAAAGTGGTAGACTTCCCCAACTCGAAATCTACGCCGCTTTATTTTTTCTAGAGTATGATCTTGACCTAAGAAATACGGACATAGAACTACGAGTATACCAGAATAATGATATTATTGTAGAACACCCTTACATCGAAGACATAGCTCCGATAATGGACAAGATTATATCCTTTGATAAGATCATAGAGCAAATCAAACGAGAGGAGTAATTAACATGGACCACGATTACTTAATGCATTATGGCACCAAGAGGCATTCGGGAAGATATCCTTGGGGGTCAGGAGAACACCCCTATCAGGATGAAGAATGGTTCAAAGGCTGGGGTGAACTTCGTAAAACAATGAGCGAGCGAGAAATCGCAGAAGCTTTTGGTATGTCGTTGAAAGAAGTAAGATATCGACACAGTTATGGTAAAGACGCAGAAACAGCAGGAAAGATAGCGCATGCCCAAGAGCTTCGAAACACAAAACAGATGTCCGTAGAAGCCATAGCCAAGAAGATGGGAACGTCAGCGTCTACAGTTCGTAATTGGTTAAAACCAGGAGCCGACGAAAAAGTTAGAGGGACAGAAGATCTTTGCAAAAGACTTGAAAAACTACTTGACAAGAAGAACATGATTGATGTCGGCGAAGGTTGCGCTAATGCATTAGGTGTTAATCAGACTCAGTTTGAAACAGCAATACAAGCATTAAAAGATCGTGGATATTACATCGCAAATTTCAGACAGGAGCAGACAAGCGGCAAGCACGGAACCCAGATGAAGGTTATGGTGAAGCCGAAGGACGAATGGTCTGGATATTCTGAATCCGAGATTAAGTCAGCAGCGTTTAAAGAAATTAAAACAAATCTTGATAAAATAGAGTTGCCGTTTGAAGTCCACATGGACCAAGACACAAAAACTGTATTTGGAACAAAGCCAATAACATCGATAGATTCAAAGAGAGTTCTTGTACTTAGAGCTGGAGAAAAGAATCCAATCGATGGCTCTCTTAGCGAGGAAAGAGACGGACTCATTCAGCTTAGAAGAGGAGTAGAAGATCTTTCGTTAGGAGGAGATCTATATGCTCAGGTTCGTATTGGCGTTGACGGAACACATTATTTGAAAGGTGTTGCGGTATACGCAGATAATATGCCAAAAGGCATTGATATTATCTATAATACTTCCAAATCCACTAAAACTCCGATAAAGGTCGATTACGACCCTAACAATCCGGATCCAAAACAGGTTTTAAAGCCTATGAAACGAGGAGAAGACGGATCGGTCGATAAGGAAGATCCATTCGGAGCTCAGATAAAAGCTGGCGGACAAAACGGATTTATTAACAAGGTTAACGAAGAGAAGGACTGGATGGATTGGACGTCAAACAAGACGTTAGCGTCTCAGGTGCTTTCAAAACAGGCTCCTTCGTTGGCAAAACGACAGTTAAATTTACAGTACACCAAAGATTACGACACATACGAAGAAATAAAAGATATCTCAAATCCTGCTGTGAAACAAAAGATGTTGATAGATTTTGCCGATCAGTGTGACACAGCAACGATACACATGAAAGCTGCTGCTCTTCCTGGTCAGTCTGTTAAAGTGTTATTACCGCTGCCTTCTGCGAAGCCGAACGAAGTATATTGTCCGCAATACGCAAACGGAACCAAGCTGGCGCTAATAAGATATCCGCACCAGAACATATCTGAGATGCCAATAGTAACAGTTAATAACAACATTCGCGAAGGAAAACGAATGATGTCTGGTTCCTCTTCCACGGCAATAGGTATTTCGCCGGCTGTTGCTCAAAGACTTTCTGGTGCCGATTTTGATGGTGATACTGTTCTTGCAATACCGAACGATAAAGGATGGCTGAAGAACGCACCACAGTTTAAATCTCTCGTCGGCTTTGATAATAAAGCAGCTTGGCCGGCTTATGATGGCATGCAGCGATGCTCAGAACAGCATGGATATAACGAAATGGGAAAGATAACTAATCTCATAACAGACATGACTTTGCAGGGAGCAACGGAAGATGAGTGTGCTAGAGCTATAAAATATTCCATGATTGCTATAGATGCTCATAAGCATAATTTAAATTTGAAAGGTGCTTATAAAGAGTATCGAATAGAGGACTTGAAACGTAAGTATCAGAAGAAAGATGATGGCAGATATGGAGGATCTGGCACTATTATATCTAGAGCCAAGGGCAGGTATGACGTTCCAGAGAGAAAAGAAGCCGGCATAGATAAAAAGACAGGAGAAAAGCTATATTACTACACTGGAAGAAGAAAGATATATACTGGCGAGACGTATATCGGTAAAGACGGAAAAGTAAAAAAGAAGTACTTGGAATTGCTTCCTGGTCAGGAGGGATATTCTGAAAACGGAAAGCTGGTAACGCAGCAGTCTACCAGAATGTACGAAGCCAAAGATGCCAGAAAACTCATTTCAAAAAACAACTTCGAGGTAGAAAGGGTATATGCCGACTATGCAAACAAGATGAAAGCCCTTGCAAACCAGGCCAGAAAAGACGCTATGTCTGTTGAATCAACGCCATACAGCAAGTCTGCTGCAGAGATTTACAAAAAAGAAGTAGAATCTCTTGAAAGTAAACTAAATGACAGACAGATAGCTGCTGCGTTAGAAAGGCAAGCTTTGAGAACTGCTACTGTAATAATTAATCAGCGTGTAGCAGCTTATCCAGACCGATATAATAGCGCCACAACCGACGGCAAAGCACACCTCAGGAAGATGAAGAATCAAGTAATTGATCGACAGCGTAAATTACTTGGGAAACCAAAGCCATTCGATATTACCGATAAAGAATGGGAAGCAATACAAGCTGGAGCTCTTCATAAAAGCACGGTTATTAAGATAATTGGAAAAGCTAATCAGGATCGTGTGAAAGAACTTGCTCTTCCTAAGAACGCTACGATATCTACATTGTCTAAATCCAAAGTTGCACACGCTAAAGCCATGCTAGCTTCTGGATATACTCAAGCAGACGTTGCAGCAGAACTTGGTATATCTGTTACCACACTTAACAAGATGGTAAACGATTGAGGAAAGGAGAAAAAAAGATGTTTGAAACCGGCACAACTGCGAAAGAATTGATGTTGTCAACTTCTGACAATCCTTTTAATCCTTTCGATCAGTTCAAAGAGTGGTACGCGTTTGATGTTTCACATGGCTATAACACCTTAGGATATTTGGCAGCTGTTGCTGAAACAGATGACGACCAGTTTGACCGTGAAAACAGGTTAGAATGGAACAAAGCTATATACGATGCAGAACGTTTGAACCTTACTGGCAACAGGATAATTGTGGAAAAAGACTTATAAGAGTCTTACATGTAACAACACAACCGCAATCATTGATGTTTTGGGGCTCTACACAGCTAGTATTAGCACTTTCTAGTTAAAATCGTTAACACTACTGTTATAGAAGCCCCGATCATTGATGTTTTGTGCCCCCACATCAAGACAAAGCATACACTTTACCAATCGTTGATGTTTTACAATCACCACAAATGCTATGCTAAGGTGCCAATCATTGATGTTTTTAAGTACCAAATCGCATTCAACACTAGTGAAAGGAATAGTTTTATGGATGTTTTCAGCAACAAAACAAACAAAATTGCCCCATTTCATGGATGTTTTTGATCGGGGGGAGGGTATCCACACAAACATACCCCCGTCTCACAT